TCCCTCTTTATTCTTCAATTAAGTATTACTTGTTTCCAATATGATGAATTTATACAAGGCGGATTGTTGTTTACTCTCTATTGTACAACATTATTACATTGGAATTGTGTTAAAACATGCGGGTTTTATTTACATTTAGATAAAAATGTAGTCAAAATTAACTTTTTATACAGCATAATCAGTGCATATAAATATGAGTGTTCATCTACCTTCTATATAATGTCACTAATAAATGTGATTGCAGTTTTGTTAAACAACATAATAAACAAACAAACAATCCTTAACGAGGCTTATTTGCAAAAGGCAAGCCCAGTTCAAAAACATTGGTCTTATGTGCGCGCGTGCGTTGTTCATATGTTTTTTTTACATTTTCTCCAATTGCGGTTAGGTATATGGGTAATGCATAATTGTGAAAAACAATGTAAACCGATTCTCTATTATTGAAAAACAGATTCTATAATGGATTACTGTAAATCCGGCGGTGAACGTTTATACCAATGAAGATTTAGAATGCGATGTGGTCCGCACTTTAGGATCAAAATACATTGCTTATTTATAAATATATAAAGATATTCTATTATTTATTATATCGTATTAAAATTATGAATGAATCGTATTGTAATAATTGTGGTAAGAAAGGACATTTATATAACCAGTGTAAAATGCCAATAACAAGCATCGGGGTTGTTGCATTTCGGTTTTTTAATAATGAATTGCAATTTTTGATGATTAGAAGAAAAGATACATTGGGTTTTATTGATTTTATGAGAGGAAAATATAGTGTCCAAAATAAAGATTATATTAAAAATATGATTATGCAAATGACAAATGATGAAAAGGAACGTCTTAAGACGCAGACGTTCACGGAGTTGTGGACAGGTGTATGGGGGGATTCCAACATTTCTAATCAATATAAAAATGAAGAGTCTGTATCCAGTGAAAAGTTCGCTTTATTACAAAAAGGTATTACCTTAAAAAATAATTCATTCTCGTTATCTACAATTATTGATGAATGTGATAGTGAGTGTGTTTGGCAAGAACAAGAATGGGGATTTCCCAAAGGTAGAAGAAATTATCAAGAAAAGGATTATGATTGTGCATTACGTGAATTTTCTGAAGAAACGGGGTATTCTAGAAAACATTTATATAATATTAAAAATATATATCCATTTGAGGAAATATTTACGGGGTCTAATTACAAATCATACAAACATAAATATTATTTGGCTTTTATGAAACAATCGGAAACTTTGCAAACGAATAAGTTCCAAAGATCGGAAGTTGATAAAATGGAATGGAAAAATTATAGTGATTGTATGTCTGTTATACGCTCTTATAATTTAGAGAAAAAAAGAGTCCTTACTAATATATACGAAACGTTAAAACACTTGCCATTAGTTTATTTAAATGGTAATTAATCAGAGAAATATGTATATAAAATATATATTCATATTTATTTATATTATGAGAACCAAAAAAGTAAAGAGAACTAATTTAAAACGTAGTAGAAAAAAGGGTGGAAGTAATGATGACATTCCCTGTGGTATTAATAGTAAAGGAGAGAACATCAAATGTCCACCTAATCACAGATGCGAAACTATGGAAAATGGTCAAAAACTATGTAAGAAATCGGTTGATATTACTCTTGAACATAATGGCGACACTTTCGTTATGCAAGTGCCTTGGAAACGACATGAGAAATGGTTATCATATTCAAACATATTAAATAAAAATATTAGTGTTATTAGAGAACTTCTAGGTAATAAAGAGATGAAAATTCAAACGTTAAAAGATATCAATGCTAAACTTAAGGAACAAATTATCAATAAAGAACTTCTCGCCCCTCTAAAATCCGCTAATAACAAAGAAGAACTTGTTATTCAGAACGTATTGTTAAACAATATTATAGAAAATGAAAAACAAAATGATAAAAATTCTGCATCTTCCGAGAACATTACACAAGAAAAAGAAACAAATGACGCAAAATATGAAGAAAAGGAGAGCGACATCGTAGAAGAGGAAAAGATCAGTCCGCCTATAGAAATTGATGTAGAGACGGCTGAAAATATGTCTCTCCGAGAACTTTTAGAAACACCTAATTTAACAATTGTTGATAATGCAGTCTCTGAAGAAAAATCCCCAGATATCACACCTGAAGAACAATATTATAAAAATAAAATAAATGAATTACAAGAAAATATTAAACCATTTCCTGGAGAAGAAAATTTAAAAGAATATAACAAATATCTTTTTGAAACTGAAAAAACACATCATGATTTTTTGAAAAATGGCGAAACTTCTTTTGACTTTTTATATCCCGAACATGATGATCCCAATTTCAATGTTAAAATCGCACAAAGAAAGGAATTCTTTGACACACAATATGACGGTACTATTTATGATGTCAAAACACATTCGGAAAAAATGTGCAACGCCGACTTTGAATTAATGCCACATCAATTATTTGTCAAGAATTTCATGTCTCTACAAACACCTTACAATAGTCTATTACTCTTTCATGGACTCGGTACCGGTAAAACCTGTTCCGCTATCGGTATCGCAGAAGAAATGAGAAGCTTTATTAAAAATGTCGGGTCCACATACAAAATCATTATTGTCGCTTCTCCAAACGTTCAAAATAACTTCAAATTACAATTATTTGACGAAAGAAAATTACGTCTTGAATCCGGTGTATGGAACCTTAATACATGCGTCGGCAATGAATTACTTAAAGAACTCAATCCTGCTCAACTACAAGATGTGCCTAAATCCAAAGTCATTACACAAATTAACAGTCTTATCAATCAATATTATACATTCAAAGGTTATGGAGAATTCGCGAATTATATTAAAAAGAAAACAATGGTCAGTGATGAAATGAATCTCAATCCAAAGGATAAGAAAATCGCTGAAATTAATAACATCAAACAATATTTTAATAATCGTCTTATTATTATTGACGAAGTGCATAACATCTCATCTGTACAAGCCAATAAAGAAAATAAGAAAACTTCCTATATACTCAAATACGTATGTAAATACGCCGACAATATTAGATTGTTATTATTATCCGCTACACCTATGTATAATTCGTATCGTGAAATAATCTGGATTACCAACTTATTGAATATTGTGGATAAACGATCAGAAATACGCGAAGAAGATGTTTTTGATAAAGATGGAAACTTTATAGAACAAAAAACAACCAGCGATGGACTCATTATTGAAGGTGGTAAAGAATTATTAAGAAGAAAACTTACTGGATATGTTTCTTATGTACGTGGAGAGAACCCGTATACATTCCCTTACAGAATCTATCCTGATTTATTTGATCCATCACGCATTCTTGAAAATTACCCTACCATACAAATGAACAACAAACCCATTGAAACACCACTTAAACATACACCTCTTTACATGAACAATTTCGGATCCTATCAACAAACCGTCTACAAATTTATTATGAATCATCTTAAAAATAAAACATTCAATACTGGATTTAATAATCTAGAAGAGAAAAATTTACCCAATTTTGAGAACATGGAATCATTCGGATACACGTTATTAACAAGTCCTATACAATCTTTGAATATTGTTTATCCGAATAAAGATTTTGATAAAATAAAAACAACATTATTTAATGAGAATAGAGAACTTGACATAGAAAATAACGAAAAATCCGACTCTTTTGATAACCAAACTTTACAAGGTTCTCTAGAAAGTGACGAAAATGATGAAAATAGAGAACTTGAAGAATCCAATGATCAAAGTTCTCCAGAAAATGATGAAAATAGAGAACTTGAAGAATCCAATGAAGAAAAATCTTCGGAAAATGATGAAAATGTTGAACAAGGTTCTCAAAACAATGAAAATAATTTACAATTAGGAGGAGAAGATACAAACAGTGATGATTTATCTGAAGAAAATAATAGTACAAGTATAGAAGAAGTAAACATGGTTTCAGAAGATGATGAAATAAATCTAGAAAATAGCGAAATATTGATAAATTCAATGCTAGGTTCTCAAGGACTCTCAAATATAATGACATATGAAAAAATAAATTCACCTTACATGTTACGATATAACTTCCAATACAAACCCGAAGCTGAAGAAGAATTCGGAAGATTGTTTTCTCAAAATGAAATAGGAAAATATTCAGGGAAGATAGAGAACATTTGCAATATTATTCAAAAATCCAAAGGAATTATTATGATTTATTCACAATATTTAGATTCTGGTATTGTACCTATTGCATTGGCATTGGAAGAACTCGGGTTCTCCCGTTTTGGCACAGCGAGTCACACAAAATCACTTTTCAAAAAACCACCGACCAAATTAATAGATGCCATTACCATGAAACCAAAAGATCAATTAGACGAATCACAAACCTTTACTCCAGCAAAATATGCAATGATTACTGGTGATAAATATTTCTCACCAAACAATTCCGCCGATTTAAAATATATTACAAGTCAATTAAATAAAAATGGTGAAAAAATCAAGGTGGTATTAATCACAAAAGCTGCTGCCGAAGGTCTGGATTTTAAAAACATTAGACAATTACATATTCTTGAACCTTGGTATAATTCAAGCCGTACTGAACAAATCATCGGAAGATGTGTTAGAAATTTAAGTCACTGCGATTTACCATTTGAAGATAGAAATGTAGAAATCTATTTACACGCTACACTTCCCGCTGATGAGAAAGAAACAACCGATCTATATGTATATAGATACGCTGAAAAGAAAGCCATTCAAATCGGACTCGTTACACGTCTATTAAAAGAATCTGCAGTTGACTGCATCCTAAATATCGGACAAACCAATCTAACACTTGAAAAATTAACTGCACAAGCAAACGGACAAGATCTTGAAATATCCACCTCCTCTCAAAACAATCAAACAATCAAATATCAAATCGGCGACAAACCCTTTACTGCATTATGTGACTATATGGACACCTGCAACTATACATGCAATCCCGATCTAGATTTAAATAATGTCAATCTTTTCAAAAATACATATAATGAACAATTTGCAAAAATGAATTACCCTCACATTATAAAACGCATTAGACAAATAATGAAAGAACAAAATTTCTACAAACGAGATGATCTAGTTCAAGCTATTGTACAAAGTCGCAATTACCCTATAGAACACATTGATTATGCATTGTCACAAATGGTTGAAAATAAAACGGAATATGTATTAGATAAATATGGTAGATATGGTTATTTAATAAACAAAGGCGATTACTATGTTTTCCAACCATTTGAAGTAACTGATAATTATGCATCCATATATGAACGAGAAATCCCTGTTGATGATAAAAACACCTACCTAGAAATGCAATTACCTATGGATAAGGTCACAAAAGAAGCTGCCGAAAATGATGATATTGCCGCTGCCTTAAACGTTACAAAAAGTTTTGATACAATTATAACCGATATAAGTAATAATGTAGGCAGTGTTTTTGCTATAAATGACAATTACAATAAATTTTATGAGGAAATAAATAATGCATCCAAGTTGTCTGTAAAGAAAACGAATGATTTAAAACAAAAATACAATATAAAATCAAATTCATCCGATTGGTATGAAAATGTCGGTATTATAACAAACATATTAAAAACCAAGTATCAAGTCACAGATAATAATATTACAGATTTTGTTGTTTCTCATTTTTTGGATGTTCTCCCATTAACTGATCATTTAACATTGGTAAATAAAATATACAATCATACAGAAGAAAAATTTAAACACGATGCTTACATTAAATCGTACTACAATAAATTACATTTTAAAAAGAATGAGAAGAAATTAATCATCTTACCGGGTTATAATAAATCCATATTGTTTATTTTTGACGATACGAATGAAAAATGGGTGGAGGCAAAGGAATCGGAAACAATTCGGTATACAGATGAAATACGCAATAAATTCACTATACCAACCACGAATATTAACAACATATTTGGTTTCATGTATCCATTTAAAGACAATATTATATTCAGAATTAAAAATTTAAATCACGACAAAAACAATACAGGGGCTGCTTGCGAAAAAATAGGGAAAGTGGATATCTTACACCGTTTAAAACCATTGTTACAAGAGAACCCATACAAAAAACAGAATTGGCCAAAATACGATTCCGTCATGTTAAATGCATTAACAAAACCTAATTTATGCGCTTTTATTGAGTGTATTACCCGTTTTTATAATTTATCTAATAAATCTACTGATTCTAATACAAATAAATATTGGTTTTTAAATACCACATTAGCGTTAACAAATACTATCGTAAACAAATAAAATTGAATTTCTATTTAATTTATATAATAAATAGAAATGTCGGTCTCTAATAAAATTACGTTAAAGCACGTTGTAAATATCTTAAAAGATGCATATCATAGTCCAAAAATGCCAACCGTTTTAGGAAGATGGATTAGATATGATGATGATGACGAAAGGGTTAAATTAAAGGTTCATTATTCTAATGAAGATCATTGTGGTACATGTAGCGAATATTCTCTAGAAAAATTAACGTATACAAATAGTAATAAAGAAAAAATTATGAATAATTCTGCACTATTAGTAAATAAAACGAAAGATACGGTTTACGTTAGTCCTACACATTTACAATTGCCCAAATATTATCATAAAAAATAACATGAATAAAAAATTGAAAAGATATAAAGTTTTGAGAAAAAAGAAATTTGATAAAAAA